TATATAGAAATTCGGCCCGACAATATCCCGGCTGATGGTAAAATATCTTTCAAGAATGGGTTTCCCGTTCTTTCATTCACTGTATCCGCTCAGGAGGGCATGCTTGATCCATCCACAGTAAGAATTGTTGGTAATTTTAATGCTTTTAAAGATAATCTCGCTACCCCAACTCCTTTGGTAGATGGAGATAATGTCACTATGAATAATCGTCTTGGTATTTACAATGTTGTTGAATCTCTAACTGTAAGAGCAAATCGCTCCAAGATGGTTTGTGAAAATATTCGTCATTATTCAAAATTTATGAATTCATACATGGCATGTACCTCATCGCTTCAAGACCAAATGGGACACTTACAACAGTCTTGCTTAATATACCCAAATGCTACTACTTTCCGTAAATCGGTGATGGAAAACGCATCTACTGCTTCTCCGCAGACAAATGAATTCTCGTTTCATGTTCCATCGGGATTCATGCAGTCTGGTCAGATGGTAGATTTAAGATCTGATGGTTTTGGTGGTATTCAGTTAGAATTTTTACTTCAACCAGATTCAAATGTTCTTTACAACACAAATGGTTCTACGACTGGAATTGGTGATGCTCACTATGAATTATCTAATCTCAAATTAACATGTGAAATATCTGATATTCCAGCAGATTCATCAACCGTTTCAGAAGGAGCATATGAATACAATACAATTACTTCTCTTTACACAAGTATTAATTCTACGAATGCTCAGATTCAGTATTCACTTGCTTTACAGAATGTTATTTCTGCTTTTGTTACATTCATGCCGGTTTCTAATATTAATACTCTTACTCAAGATGGACAAGCAACTACTTTCCCCAGTGGAGATGGAAGTTCTCTTACAGCACTTGCCCCAATCCGTAGAGTCCAGTATCTCAAGGGTGGTTCAAAATATCCAGCAGATTTTGATTATGTAACAAATATCGTTGATCCAACGAATACTGATTCAAAAGTTGTTGATCCTCAGATTGTAAAAACTCTTGTTGAAGCGATTAGTCCAGATAGTCAGTATAGTATGGAACGTCTATCTGTTTCCCCAGCAAATATGAATAGAAACTACAGCATGGTTGTTGGTGCTACTAGTGAAGATTCTTACATGAATATTGCTGAGGGTGGAAGCGTATATGGATTAGCTGTTAAGTATGGAATTGGTGAATCTGGTGAAGATTTTTCAACTGAGCAATGGGGTCTATCGGTTGAAAGTGACCTTAAGAGCGATTCTCCAATGGGTGTTTATATCTTCATTAAGTCTAAGTCGCAACTCTTATATTCTCCGCAGGGTGTGCAACTCCGTACTTAAATTTAACGTAGTATGCTTCGCTTAATTTTCTATGTTATTTTATTTGATTAAATTTTTTTTATTTTTTTTTTAATACTAAAATTATAAAAATAATAATGTCGCAAGATGATGGTGATATCCCGAACTTCCTTATGCTTGACCAGATTCCAGTCAACATGGACCAGCAGTTGGAAACAGATCTACTTGAACCAGTCGTTTTCTCGCAGGGAGCAGCAACTACTGATGGATTCGCACGTTTCACTTTACAGAACAAAGGGTTCTTACATAGTCATAGTAAATTATTTGTTACTCTGAAACCCGGAACGGGTCAGAATGCTGGTTTTCTCCAACCTCATGTCGGTATTGGACAAATCATTAAAAAAGCAGTATTAAAAATTGGAAACAAAACTCTGAATGAGATTGATAGTTGGGCTGGTCTCCATGCTGTTAAATCTTCTTTAATCTCAAATGAAAACAATTTAGAGCGAGAAATGTATCAGACTGGGCGTCACATGAATCATGGATTTGATTACAATGATGGTAGCAAAGTTTTTGCTGACACATATGGTCTTGATAATGGTGTAGAATATAAAGCAGATGATTTACTTATGCCCGGATGGGCTGTAATGGATGCCCGGCAACCTGCTGAAGTTCCTTCATATAGTATTGATTTAAGTGATCTATTCCCTTTCCTCAAAGTGAATCAGCTTCCCTTATATCTTATCAAAGAACCAATTAATATTGAATTAACTTTTGAACCCACACAAGAAAGACGTATTCAGGTAACTCAAGGCAATACTCTTACAGCACTATGTGAAATTGTGCGTGATGAATTAAAATTCTGTGCTGATTATATCTTTTACGGAACTACAGATGAAATGGATAGATTTGCAATGAGTCGTGGAAGGGATATGAGTTTCTCATTTGTAGATTATCGTCTTGTAGAACACACGACTGACCGGACTCAATTAGCATCGGGTATTGTTCGTAATCTCGGTATGGCTAATCGCATGGTTCCGCGAGTTATCACGCTACTGCCTTCTGATACTCAACAGGAAACAACTTTCCTTGGTAAAAACAATAGCATAGCACCTTCTGTTGATGCTGCTGGTGTAACTGGTCAAGTCAAATATAATATTCGCTACAATGATAGATTTGAATTTACAAGTGATGTTGATAATGTATCTAGATTATTCTCTATTTTCCAGCAAGCAGAGGGTATTCCTTTCTTAACTCGTCAAGAATATAGTGACCAAGGTACTGTAGCAGGTGGTATCACTGATAAGAAATTCAGTGGTCATCAACAAGATGGTAATCTTGCAGGACAACTTTTTTCTCTTGGAACTCGTTTGACTAATGGTCGTGTTGGTCAGCGTGGTATAGAATTACATCTGAGTGGTGATTTCCCTGCTGCTGGTCGTTTGATTGACCTCTTGCGCTGTTATTGTGAATACATTCGTGTAGCAAGATTAAGCGATGGATACTTCGAAGTATATAATGCGTAGATATAGAAAACATAAATGCGTTATTTTAACGCATTTCTAATTTCATAGACTATTCCATGTTTAACTTTCTCTTCTCAATTACTTCAAATTAACAAATGCGTTATTTTAACGCATTCATTAAAATATTCTTAAATTATTTCTATTTAAAAACAAATCTAAATAGATATTATATAAATATGTCAATTAAATCTAATGATCCATCTGCTGATATTCAAAAGGCGAGACCAAAGCTTAAAGCAACTACAGTGAATCAATATGAAATTCAATTGAAGAGATTACAAAAACTCTTTGATACTGAAGGGTGGGATTTTCTCAATAATATTGATTCAGTAAAGGATAAATTATCTGATAAACATTTTACTACATCTAGAAATTATTATAATAGTATTATTGTATTACTCATGGCATTGAATCATGATAAAGCACATGATGATTTAATTAAAAAATATGTTACAGTTAGAGATTCATTAAATGAAAAATATGCTGAAGAACAATCCTCTGGTAAAATCTCTGAGAAGCAAAAGAATAACTTCGTTGAATTAAATGAAATTCAAAAGATGATTAAAACCATGGAAAATGAAATCAAAAAGGAAAAGATTAAGAAGAAAGAAAAACTCACAAAAAATGATATTGAGTTATTGAATGGATATACTATATTTTCATTCTTGATAAGATTACCAACTCGCAACGATATGTCTGGTATGCAGTTAATCGGCAAGACTCAGTATAATAAATTATCCGATAAAGATAAAAAAGATATAAACTATCTTGTTAGAGAAAAGAGTAAAATGTTTCTCGTCTTAAATGAATATAAAACAAAATCCAAATATGGTGAAAAGAAGATAGATGTTCCGAAGGATTTAGAAAAGATACTTCGCATGTATCTCAGATTAACAAAGAAGAATAATGGAGATATAATATTCACAAATTTTAAAGGAGAACCAATTAGTCGTAATGGTATCTCACAGCTACTCATTAAAACCTCAAAGCATTATCTTGATAAGTCAATCTCAACCACTATGATGCGTAAGATAATATTATCAGATAAATTTGCTGAGGTTAATGGAGAGAAGCAGGAAATGGCACATATCACTGGACATGATGTATCAACTATGGATTCAGTATATATTAAAGAGAAATAATTGTTCTTTCAGTTTAGATAAAAATTTGATTTGATGTTTAATTGACAATCAACAGAACAAAAATAACAATGGCGACTCTTTACAACAAAACTGCTCTCAACAAGATTAAGAAGGGTGAACTCATTCAGATGTTCCTTGACCAGCAAGCGAAGATGAATGCTTGTGAGATTGAAAATCAAGAACTCCAAGAACATTATGACAATTCTATTCATATAGATTGGATTGCTGAGGCAGCAGGGGAAGACCCTGAATATTATAGAGATGTCTGCTGTGCTGATACTCTTGGTGCGATGATTAAAGAAAACAAGAAACTCAAAGAAGAAATTGGAGATCTTCGTTACAGAGAAACTTGTAGAAAGGCGGAAACCGAGAAACTCAAAGAAGAAATCAAAGAACTCAATTCACTAGTAAGTGAATATAAAGACTCATCACTTATTCACATTGACGCCGAACCCCACGAGAT